GGATGCTAACTCTTAGCTGTACAAAACTAACATCTACTCTGAGACTTTGTCAAGTCCTTCTGCAACAAATTTTTCCATTGCTTCAATAAGGATGCTGGTAACGGTAACTCCCTGCTTAGCGGCCTCTTTTTGGACGGCTAGCCAGAGCTCATCGGATACGCGAATAGTGCGTGTCGGGGTTTTAGGTGCATTAGGCATATACCTAGTATACCAAAATGTATGCACAAAATAAGATAAAACCCCAGCCGTTTGGTCTATCCTTACGGATTACACAGGGACGGTTCTGGGGTCTTCTTATCTAATTATACAAGTATTAAGGCAGCGATTAAAGTAGCAATGGCCACAAATACTAAAACAAGGAATAAACATCCACGTTTTTCATTTTTCCAGCCAAACCAACCAGTCGAATACTTCAACGACTCCCTATGATGTGAATCGTCTGGAATGGGGTCTGGGTAAGGATTTATAAAGCCACCAGCCACTACTTACTCCTTATAATTACTTGATATCAATGACTTTTGGCTTCTTTTCATCAGGTACATTTTTGATGAGTTTGACCGATAAGATACCATCTTTAACGGTGGCTGATTCTACCTCATAAAACTCAGCCAAGGCAAAGGTGAGTTTAAAATCGCGTCCAGCAATGCCATTGTGAACGAGCGTTCCTTCTGCTTCTTTATCTTCTTTTGTGCCTTCAATGCTCAACGTCCTTTCTTCGACTGTAATTGTAAGGTCCTTTTTAGTGAACCCAGCCACAGCGACGTTGATGAGGGTGGAATCGTTTTTTTGGTCAATGATGTCATAAGGAGGATAGCTAGGCTTTAGCGCAGCTAAACTTTTTAATTCATCTAGAATTGGTGACCAACCAATTGCCCAGCGGTCTAGGCTAGGGAATAAGTCATTAATAGTAACGACTTTAGGTGGAACAGGCTTCTTCCACTTTTCGTAGATATCTTCTGGACTGTGCGGGTTTGGAAGTGGTGGATACGGTTTACCGTACGGGGCTCCGTGCTTGTCCCACGGGTCTGGAAATTGATTATCAGTTATTTTCATGTTGTCTCCTTAGACGACAACTGTGCCTTGGTACATTTACTGCCCATAGCACAGCATTTATTTACGGCACCCAATTGGCGTGCCTAGGTAAAGTATATCAAAAACTGTAGTTACTGTTTAGGTAAAGCAGCCTTGCTATAAACTTTATGACGCGAAATGCTCATTTTATATTGGCTCTTTAAAAGATTTCTAGGGCGGCGGAGATGTAAATGCTGGCTTTTTCTCATATGAAACGGGAGAAAATTGGACAACTACATCCTCCTTTTTAGATGGGTGGTGCCAGTTTCCCAGCACCACCCTATACCTTGTCGGGTGTTTCCTTCCACTGCACGTGGTTGGTCTAGTAAATCTACGGCTAGTATGACATAAAATAAAAACCCCGCCACCCTAAACGAGTGACGGGGCTGTATTACTTTTTTATAGAGTTGGTATTACCCGGACAAATCTAATCTGTCCGCTCTTGTAATCCGTTAATGGCTGAATTATCGTAGAGTGAACTCCTCGATGTGCATTAATTATTTTTCCATTTCCAATGTAAATGGCGGCATGATAAAAATCAGTACTTCCGTTGTAAGCAAATACAACGATATCTCCAAGTTTAGGGATAGATACTCTTTTACCTAAATGCCCTTGGGCATCAGCCGAATGTGGTAGTTCGATTCCGAATCGTTCATAGGTCCAGCGCACTAGACCTGAACAGTCCCATCCACGAGGACTGGCACCAGAAAACACATAAGCAGTTTTATCTACCCTAGTTTCAAGGTACTTGATTACTTGTTTCATTCTTGCAGTATTCCGATGCGCCTTAGCATTTTTAATTAGTTGCTTGTGCACTGGAACTTGCTTTATTTCTTTTGTAACTACACTAACAACTTCTGGCGTATGTGCTGTAGCTGTTGATGCAGCGCAACCGGCAAGAGTTAATACAATACCGGCTATCATTGCGTACTTTTTCATTTAGCGACCTTACCTTTCATTTCTTTAGTACTGGGGTCGTTTATTGTCGAAGTGACATTCACTATTAAGTTATAGGTAAGACCATAACATAGAAATACAGCGGTGCGCAACGTTTAGCCAAAAAAACACACCTAGCTGGTAGATAATGGAACTGACCCTATTTGTCAAATTAATCGCGCAGTTATCTGCTTAAAACACGCGTTTCTATACCTAAACTCCCCTATAAATCACTAGTTTAGAAAATTATTATGAAACTTTTTAACAATGTTTTGTTACGCGTGCTAGCAACTTTTGTCGCCTCCGCACTAGGCGTAATTGGTGCCGGTACAGTTGCTGGCTCTATGAGCGGCATACAAATTCCTATTTGGTTTAGTGCCGTAATGGGTGGTGTGATGGCTGTAGCTAAAGTAGTAGAACTTTTAGCTTTGGCTTTTCTAGAAGATGGAAAATTAACCATTAATGAAATTAACGCGGCTTTCCAACAGACTGTTGCCCTTAAAAATGTAAAGGATACTAACGATGAAAAATCTTCGTAAATTTTCAACTTTATTTGTAGCTACAACCTCATTATTTCTTATGTTTGGTATGGCTAGTCCGGCCATGGCTGATAGCACAACTGACTACAATCAAAAAGTTGCTGAAGCACAAGCTAAAATTCAAGACCTACAAAATCAATTAGACAATGCTCAAGCTAACTTAGACAGTTGGACTAACTCGTCTAACTCTCAGGCTGACCTTATTAACTCTGCCCAAACTGCCGCTACTGAGGCAAAAGATGCTTTAGACGCTGCTGTTGCTGATTACAATGGCAAAAAAGCTAATTATGATGTTGCTTTTGCTGATGTTCGTGCTGCTGAAGCAGTAGTCGCTCAGGCAGTAGCCGCAGTAAATGCTGCTGCTGACGTTGTGGATTCTACTTATGATTCTTACGCAATAGCCCAGCAGAATGCCGACAACGCTCAGGCTGTTATGAATCAAGCTAAAAATGACTATGACACTAAGTTAATCAACGCTGGTGGTCAGGGCAGTAGTGCAGGTTTGAAGGTAGATGTCTACACAGGTATCGGTCGTTATGGAAACCCTCCACAGAAGTCAGATACTGCTTACACCAAGTGTAAGACAACTACTGTAAGCAACATTGACCTTAACTGGGGTGGCGGTGACATTCTAGGTTGTGGCTCTGATTACATCATGCTTCACTACAAGGGTTACATCACGTACCCAACAACCACTAAAGTTTACTTCCAGGCTCCTGCCGATGACGGTTTCTACATGTCTATCAACGGAACTCAGGTAATCAATGACTGGTCATTAAAGGGCTGTGGAGCAAACTCTACAGGATTGTTCTCCTTTACTGGAGGTAAATCTTATGCTATTGATGCTTGGTTCTACGAATGGACTGGCGGTGCTTGTTCTAGCCTTTATTACAAGCCTCTAAGCGGTAATTCTTATGCAGTAGCCCCTGCGTCGTTTTTTACACAAGACGCAGTAGTCACTATGGTTAAAGACCCAGCACTTCTTTCCATATTAAACGCTAAGACTGCTCTTTATGTTCAGGCAGTAGCCGCTGAAGAGCAGGCAAGTGTAGTTTATGGAAATGCTTGTGATGACTATGACGGTAAGCAAATTACCTATGAATATGCAGGTAGTGCTTTAGCAAGTAAACGAGAGATACTTAGGCCTTTAGAAGATGTTATGAGTAATGCCGAAGTTGTTTGGCAAAACAGTAGCGATACCAAGGTGGAGGCCGATGCCAACTTGCGTGACTTAAAAGCCCAATACAGTAGTACATTTGCTGCTATTGAATCTGCAGCACAACAGGTAGACGACCTAGAAGCCAAAGTTGCTCAAGCAAAGGTGGACTTAGCAAACATTCCAAAACCTTCTGCTGCGGATAAAAGACGGTCAAAAAAGAATAATCCTAAGTACTTTGCTGATGGTGCCTATCTTCCTAGACAAGCGTTTTTGATAAATTTAAAATAATTCCCCCAAAGGAGTTTCACAACGATAATCCAGTTGCGGGAATTCCATTGTTGGGGGCAGCATTTCAAGGATTAGCTGACGCATTTAATGCTTTAGGCAACATTGGTGCAGATTTACCACCTGCTGTGCGAGCAAAAGCACAAAAGGTAGTTATTTCTGCAATTATTGTTACACAGGTTGCAACACAGGCTGCAACTATGGCTGCTCAAAGTGCTGCTTCAGCAGCGGCTAGTGCGGCTTCCAACTCTGGTGGGGGTAGTTCATCATCAGATAGCTCATCAAAAAAGGTATCAGGAAGAAGACGAGAAAAATGAAATTTCTAAATGATTTAATTGGCCAAATTTGGACTTTG